AAATTATTTAATTAACAAATTAAAATCTATTCTTAAAAAACTAACAAAGGAGCAATAATGGGTTTTGATATAAGTGGATTAAATCCAAAAAATAAAAAATATAAATCACCTACAAATGATTTATATGAGAAAGACAAAGACAAGTTTTTTAAAGAACTTGAAAAGTACCAAAGTCAAAAAGGTGCTTATTTCAGAAATAATGTTTGGTGTTGGCGACCTCTTGCACATTATGTTCTAGAAAATACAAAAGTAATTGATGAAGATAAAAAAGTTCATTGGAGTTATAATGATAGTTATGAAATTGATGAAGAAGAGGCAACTCAAATAGCTAAACAATTAAGATACCTAATTAAAAAAGGTCATACTAAAAGATTTGAGGCAGAGTGGGAAGCAAGAAGAAAAACTTTACAAATACATAATGATAAAGTTGAAAAGGAACTTGCAGAGCATGAGAGAGAAGTTTGTTTTAGACTTGATAAAAAAAATCTTGCACCAAAAGACTTTCCAAAAAAAGACCTTGAAAAATGGGAAAGAATTTACAGAAAAAGAAACTCTGACGCAAATTACCCTTTTTCAGTTGAAAATGTTAAAGAGTTTGCAGAGTTTTGTGAGCATAGTGGTGGGTTTAGGATAGGTTAAAAGAATTTTTTGATTATTTTTAACAACTGTTATAAAATAAAAATAATCTGTGGTGTTAGTAGTGGGGATTGACCTAACCAAAGCACCACACAAACTAACAAAAACAAAGGAGCAAAAATGTCAAAACAAATAAGTAAAGACAATAGAGAATATTGGTTAAAAAAATTATCTTCCAAATTTTCTGACAAAAAACAAGCGATAGTTTCATTACACCAAGTTGAGATTAATGAGCAATCGCAAAAAAACTTTCCAATTTTTAAAAAAAGATTAGGAATAGAGAAAGACTTGGCTAATTATCTTAAAGTTGAAAAAGATTTTAATGATTATGTCAAAAACTATACAAGAAGACTTGAAGAGAAAAAAGATTTAGCAAAAAAACTTTATGCGAAAATTTCTGAAAAGTTGATGGGTTGGGCAGAAACAAGAAAGTGTTGGGAGTGGCGTGACATACCAGAATATGAGATTCAAGATAAACTTTTACTTCTAACCGAAAAGGTTGAAAACTTTTTAAAAGACACTTGTAAAAGAGAAACAAAAGAAGCATTTTACAAATCTAAAAAAGGAAAAGAGATACAAACTCTTGAAGAGTTAGAAGAAAAAGCAACTGACTTATTACATAGTGATATGATTGGGTCGGAAGTTTTATCTCAAATCTCTCAGATTGCTAAAAAAACTAATATTAATATGACAATTCCACAAAATACCTTGAAGGAATTACCGAGTAAGTAATGGTTAGTATTGATACATTAATTAAAATATACAAAAACTTTGGTGACAGAGAAAATCTGTCACCATTGGGAAGTGCAGATGAAGAGATTATGTGGAATGACAAACTTACAGATAAACAAGTAAATTGGTTAGAGAGATTTGTTATAGTTTGGGATTATGCAACTAATCTTGATGTTCAACTTCACAAAAAAAGTGCTATGGCAAAAAAGGAGTAATCATGGTCATGTTATCTTTCATAGTTGATAAAAATAATAAACTTTTAAAAGTTGAGAAATCAAAAGAGAAAGGTTTATTTGAAACTAAATCTGATAAAAAATACGCAAAAAAAATAATTAAGAAAATTAAAGAAAGGGCTTACAATGGCAAAAAATAAAAATTGGCAAAATCTAGTTAATAAACATTTAGTAGGAAGAAAGATTGTCAAAGTTGAATGGTTAAGTCCAAAAGAAACTGAAAGAGTGTTTGGTTGGAGTTTTCAACCATGCGAAATACATTTGGACAATGGAACAGTTTTGACACCAAGTGCAGATGATGAAGGAAATGAAAGTGGAAGTATTTTTACAACCATTACTGAATTAGGTGTAATACCTTGTTTTAGAGATTAATGACTTTAAGAGAAGTCTTGCAAATTATCTTAAAAGATATTATTCTTAAAATTGACTAGTTAACCCCTAACAAAGCGAGAGTAGAGTTAGGGGTTTTTTTATGTTATTGACTTAATAAGTTAATGGCAAAATCTGAAAAAAATCTTTGGCAACGAATAAAAAAGTTAAACTTAAAAGGTCAAATTTTTCGTTTAGAAAGTAATACAATCAATGGAATTCCAGATGTTTATTGGTTGATAAATAAGAAAAGTATTTGGATTGAACTGAAGTCGAATGATGTCAAGAATTTAGGACTTTCAAAGTATCAAATTAACTGGCATTTGACACATTACAGAAATGGTGGACAATCTTTTATCTTGCGAGAAGCCCTCTCGCAGAGGACTTCTCAAAATTTACAAATTTTCGTGGTTCGTGAACCGAGAGACTTGGTTCTAGTTTGTGAGAACCTAAACTTACGAGACGCATTTAAAAAAATCTTGACGCAATAACCACGTCTCACGCACCTGCGTGAAACTTTGCTATGCAAAGTTTCACTCTTTCTTATATTACTAAAACTTACGTATGCGTGTTGCGTGAAACTTGGTTATGCAACTTTTTTTCGTTTTATATATAACTAATACCCACGTATGCGTGAAACTCGCATATGCAACTTTTTTTCGTTTATTACATTAACTAAAAATAATTTTTTATTTTTTTATTGGTCTTAGTGATTCAGGAATTCTGGCAGCAGAACCAGCTGCAAAAAAAAGCTTGACGTCTTATGGTCTCCCATGCTAATAAGATTCAAACTAACAAAGGAGAAAAAAAATGAATAAGTATACAATTGAACAGATACTGGCAGCCTGGGAAGCTGTTTATGGTGAAGACATGACTCAAGAATACCCAGGTTTTATTCAGGAACTATCTGAAAAAAACGCTTCCTCGAAGCCCGGACAAAATGAAAGAAAGAAGGGGGAGTGATGCCATTATTAAATTATTACAGTCAAACTAAAATGGCTAAGGGGGAGAAATTCGGTTTTAAAACAGCTATTCTCCATCTTGCCCCGTATACATTAAGTGGTAAAAACGTTTGTCCTAAAGCTTCTGCAGAGTGTGCTGCAGCTTGTTTAAATACTTCAGGCCGTGGCCAGATGAATTCAGTTCAAAAAGCTAGAATAAATAAAACAAATTTATTCTGGACCAATAAGAACGCTTTTTTATGGCAGCTAAGTACTGAAATTGAGCAGCTCAAAAAAAGAGCAGCAGCTCAAGGGTTTAAATTTGCAGTAAGGTTGAATGGGACTTCGGACCTAGCCTGGCATCGTATGAAAGTTGATGGAGGGGGGACGCTGCATGAGCTCCACCCTGATGTTCAATTTTATGAATACACTAAAGTTTTAAATTATTTAAATCATGAGCATAAAAATTTAAATGTTACCTTTAGCGATTCAGGCCGTAATGATTCAGACATAAATGCAGCTATGAAAGCTGGCCATAATGTAGCTGTGGTCTTTAAAGATAAACTACCAAAAAGGTGGAAGGGTCGAAGAGTTATTAACGGAGATAAGCATGACTTACGATTTAAAGACCCTAGAGGCGTCATTGTTGGATTAGTTGCTAAAGGTCAGGGGCGCAACATTAATAATAAGTTTATAAAAGCTGTTGCCTGATGTTTATTATATGGGCTTTTATTCAGGTATTATGGAAGGAAATTATAATATTAATATTTTTATTTTTATTGTCTGCCCTTTTTTAGAATGATTCTAAGTTACAGCCCCACAACTTGGGGCTGTAAATAATTTAAATTATTTTCTTGACTTCCTATAATATCCCATTAAAGTGGGCTCGTGTTAATCATAAAAAACAAACTAACAAAGTGAGGTACTACATGAAAACACAACAAAAAAAGCTACCTAAACTAAAGGCAGCTACAGCTCAGAAGTTATTAAAGGCTTGTGAGATTAACGACCTACGAAAATCTTATAATAAATTGTGGGTTGATGTTAAACAAGACACTCTACCAATAGTTGAGGCGTTTGGAGGGTTCACAGTGGGTAAGATAAAAAATAAAGAATACTCACTCGAAATAATCAAAAAAAATGTAACTAGATTTGATGTGAAATCTTTTAAAGAAAAACATCAAGATATCTACAATCAATTTTTGATTAGTGGTGAATCAGTTGAACTAAAAACAAAATACAAAAAGATATGAATATAGCATTACATATTTTTTTAATCTTAATTAGTTTTGCAATAGCGTTTTTAGGTGTTGTAATTCTTTTACATTTCGATGTGTTGACAGGGTTAACCCTGTCAACGCTTGGAATAGTCTTAACTTTAAGAACTATAGGAAGGGTTTAATTATGGGTTTATCTTACAAAGGCTATAACATTAGTTGTAGACCTCTAAAAACTGACAATCTTTGGCAGTTGGAATTAGAGAAAAGTGGAGGGGAAGTTGTACACACTTACACAATCGACCCACAAAAAACACTTTTTTCTGTTGAGCAATTCGCCTACGACCAAATAGATAAAAAAGTTTTAGAGCAATCAAAACAATAAATCTTTAAACACACGCCCCACACGTGGGGCGTGTGGCTCCCACCTTGATAGGGGTCTCAATCAAATTCTAAAAATAAAAAGTAAAAAAATTTAATTTTTTTACGAAAAATTTTTATATGTTACTTAACTTTTACTATAACTTTGTAACAGAAATACATGGAGAGAGGCTTCTGATGAAAGGGGTTTATTTTTTGGGGACCCGAGGGTATAGTGAATTGAGATGACAAATACAGATTTATTGACCACTGATCAATTACGAGAGAGGCTCGAAAAGGTGTGGTTACAACATATTAAACTATGCCAAGATAATTTCTTATATTTTGTAAAAAATGTTTGGCCTGATTTTATTTGTAAAACTGATAAAGATCCTGATAGATGGGGACACCACCAACATATTGCACATGAATTTACTAAGATAGCAAAAAATAAAAAAGGAAGGCTCATAGTAAATATGCCTCCTAGACACACTAAATCGGAGTTTGCATCGATATATTTTCCTGCTTGGATGATTGGTAAACATCCTAAAATGAAATTAATGCAAGTGTCCCACAACGCAGAATTATCTGCAAGGTTTGGTGCCAAGGTAAGAAATTTAATTGATAGTCCAGAGTATAAACAAATCTTTGGAGATGTTAAACTACGAGAAGATAGTAAGGCTAAAGGACGTTGGGAGACCAATCATGGTGGGGAATACTTTGCAGCGGGTGTAGGCGGTTCTATCACAGGACGAGGGGCGGACTTACTTATTATCGATGATCCACATACTGAACAAGATTCTTTATCAGATAGTGCCATGGAAAGAACTTATGATTGGTATCTTTCAGGGCCAAGACAACGTTTACAACCTGGAGGCTCAATTGTTCTTGTAATGACGAGATGGGCTCAAGATGATTTAACAGGAAGATTAATAAAATCAGAAAGTGAACCTAAGGCAGATAAGTGGGAAAAAATTTCTTTTCCTGCTTTGTTAGGGGAGGATGATCCGAGACCCGTGTGGCCTGAGTATTGGTCACTTGATGAACTAGAAAAAGTTAAAGCGTCTATATCCATTAGAAACTGGTCTGCACAGTATATGCAAAATCCAACTTCAGAAGAAGGAGCAATCTTAAAACGTGAATGGTGGCAACCGTGGACAAAAGAAATTCCTACTTTAAAACATGTTATACAATCTTACGATACAGCATTTAGTAAAAAGGAGACAGCCGATTACAGTGCAATAACCACATGGGGAATATTCACGCCTCACGAAGCTGCACCCGATGCCATTATGTTAATTGATGCAATTAAAGGAAAATATGATTTTCCAGAATTAAAAATGGTAGCTTTAGAACAATATAAATATTGGCAACCAGAAACAGTTATCATTGAAGCAAAAGCAAGTGGCCAAAGTTTATTACAAGAATTTAGAAGAATGGGAATTCCTGTAATGGATTACACACCAGGAAGAGGACAAGATAAACATTCAAGAGTAAATGCTTGTGCTCCAATATTTGAATCTGGCCAAGTTTATTATCCTAGAGATGAACATTGGGCAGAAGAAGTCATAGAAGAATGTGCAGCATTTCCTCATGGAGAACATGACGATTATGTGGACAGCACTAGTCAAGCTATGTTAAGATACCGACAAGGTTCGTTTATAAAGACTTATTCTGACGAGGATGAGGTAGAAAATTATAAGCAACGTAAATACGTATATTATTAAAGGAGAAGACATGTCAAAAAAATCAAGAAGAAGAAATAAGATGATCGCAGCTATCTTAGGTGCAACAGCTTTAGGTGCGATGTCAAAACCTTCAGGAATTTCTGGTGACTCAAGAAGAGATATTAGAAAAGCCATGGTAGGTTCAAGAAATAAAAAAGATATTATGACCGTTGGAAAAACAATGGTTGGTAGCCCAGTTAAAACTGCTGTAGACTATGATGCAAATCCAAGAGAGAGAAGAGACATCTTAAGTAAAGCAAAAGCAGCTGCAACTAAGGCAAGAAAAACTGTTGAAAAAAGAAGAGATGAAGGTAAATTATCTCCACTTATGCCAAAAAGACCAGGACAAGAATTTGATTTTGGTTTTGGACTAGGTGCTAAAAAAGGAAAAATGGTAAAAGCTCGTGGTGGTGGAATGGCTATGAGAACAAAACCAACTAAACTTTATTAATGGCTGAAATCGAAAAAGCAATTGTTGAGGACATTGAAACTCCTCAAACTGAGGAAGTAGATGTTGAGGTAGAAGCAGAGGGTTCATCTGATGCAGATGTATTTACAGCAGTATCAGATGTAACAGAAAATTTTTACAAAAACATAGCGGAAGATATGTCTGATGATGTTTTACAAAGAATATCAAACAGATTATTAGACGATTATAAAAAAGATAGAGTATCTAGAAAAGATTGGGAAACTTCTTATACAAACAATTTAGATTTATTAGGTTTAAATCAAAGAGAAATGACTAGACCTTTTAGAGGGTCAGCAAGTGTCACTCATCCGTTATTGTCTGAAGCAGTCACTCAATTCCAAGCACAAGCATACAAAGAATTACTTCCATCTCAAGGACCTGTACGAACTAAGGTTCTTGGAATGGAGGATGATGCAAAAGTAAATCAAGCACAAAGAGTGCAAGACTTTATGAATTATATGATTACTGAGGAGATGGAAGAATATACTCCTGAGTTTGATCAATTATTATTCTATTTAGCTTTAGCAGGTTCAGCATTTAAAAAAGTTTATTACGATGAAGTTATGCAAAGAGCAGTTTCTAAATTTGTTCCTGCGGAGGATCTAGTAGTTCCTTATTATGCTACTGATTTAGCGGATTGTGAAAGAATTACCCATGTAATTAAAATGGGAGAGAATGAAATTTTAAAAAAACAAACAGCAGGATTTTATCGAGATGTTGAATTAAAACCTACATCGAAAGGTCCATCTGACATTGAAAAAAAATATCAAGAACTTGAAGGGATAACACCCTCAACTGACAAACAATATTCTTTTTCAATCTTAGAAATGCATGTGGATTGTAATTTAGAAGAGTTTGAAATGCAAAATCCTGAAAAACAAGTTAAAGTTCCTTATATCATCACAATTGATGAAGGCTCAGGACAAGTTTTAAGCATATATCGTAACTATGATATAGGAGATGAAACTACAAAAAGAAAAGAATATTTTGTACATTTCAAATTTTTACCAGGATTAGGGTTCTATGGCTTTGGATTAACACACATGATAGGTGGATTAAGTAGAACTGCTACACAATCTTTAAGACAATTACTTGATGCAGGTACATTATCAAACTTACCAGCAGGATTTAAGTCTAGAGGTATAAGAATTCGTGATGATGATCAACCTTTTCAACCTGGAGAGTTTAGAGATGTGGATGCACCGGGTGGAAATATTAAGGATCAATTCCAAATTTTACCATTTAAAGAGCCATCAGCTACATTATACCAACTTATGGGGTTTGTTGTTGATGCAGGACAGAAGTTTGCGGCTATAACTAACATGGATGTTGGTAATGATCTACAAAATCGTGCAGTTGGCACTACTGTTTCGCTAATGGAACGAGGTTCGAGGGTCATGAGTGCTATACACAAGAGATGTTATTACTCTATGAGAAAAGAATTTAGACTTTTATCTAAAGTTTTTGCAACATATTTACCACCAATCTACCCATATTCAGTTTACGGAGCAGATAGAGCAGTAAAACAATCAGATTTTGATGATAGAGTTGATGTAATACCTGTTGCCGACCCAAATATTATGAGTATGGCACAAAGGGTTACCATGGCAAACGAAAATTTAAAAATTGCCATGTCAAATCCTTTAATGCACAACTTAAGAGAAGCATATCGAAGAGTTTATGAAGCATTAGGTACTCAAGATATTGATTCAATACTTAAACCTATGGAAAGACCAATACCTAAAGATCCTGCAACAGAAAATATGGATGTTTTAGCTATGAAACCATTAAAAGCTTTTCCAGATCAAGACCATGATTCACATATTAATGCTCATAGAGCTTTTATGTCTACTAGAATGGTACAAATAAACCCTCAAGTTTATACAGCTTTACAAGCACACATATCTGAACATGTTTCATTGAAAGCTCAAGGTGAAATTGGAGCTATGATTTCAGATGATGCCATGATGCAAATGAAATTACAGTCTGACCCACAAGGTGCACAGGTAGAAATTAATGCTATGATAGCAAGAAGAGTTTCGGAGCTTACTATTGAATTAGCACAATCTGAAGCTATGGGACAAAAACAAGATCCATTGGTAATGTTAAAACAAAGAGAATTAGATTTAAGAGCTATGGATTTACAAAGAAAAGCTGATCAAGACATGATATCAAATGAAATTAAAGAAAATGAAATAGATGAAAGACTAGACATTGAAAAGATGAAATTAGAGGATAGACAAGATCAAGCTGCAGAAAGAATAAGAATTGCAGAAGAAAAATTAGATATTGCTAGAAAAAAAGGTAAATAATGAACTTTATAATAAAATTTATTCAAAAAATTTTAAATTATGATGAATTAGATTTAAGAATTAGAAGGCTGGAAAGAAAAAATTATTGGAGAGAAAAGTATAATGGCAGATCCTAAAAAAGGCACAGGTAAAAAACCAAAAGGTTCAGATAGGAGATTATATACCGATGAGAATCCCAAAGATACTGTTAGTATTAAGTTTGCGACTCCTACTGATGCTCGTGAAACTGTTGCAAAAGTTAAAAAGATATCTAAACCGTTTGCAAGGAAAATACAAATATTAACTGTGGGTGAGCAAAGAGCAAAAGTTATGGGTAAGACACAAGTTGCATCCATATTTAAAAAAGGTAAAGAATCAATTAGAGCAGGGAGAAAAGTATAATGCCACTAACTGCAAAAGGTAAAAAATTAAAAGCTAAATTTAGAGATCAATATGGAAAGAAAAAAGGTGACTCAGTTTTTTACGCTATGGAAAATTCAGGAAAATTAAAAAAAGTAATAAAAGCACAAGGAGGCAGAGATGCCTCAAAAGATAATTTTGGTGGGGGTACAAAAAGTTCTACACCTGGAGGAGGACAAGGAAGAGATCCTTCAAAACAATATCAAACTAAAACGAATTTATCACCACAAGCAATAAAAGATTTAAAGGCACAAAGAAAAGGTGCAAGAGCTTCTATAACTCCAAGCACTACTTTAAAAAATCAATTCATTGCAGCTGGAATGAATCTTGTTGTCCCGTTATCTGGATATGCTTATAAAAATTATATTGATGAAAGAGCAATGGGTTTTACACCTAAAACTAAAACAAAATCACTCATAGGAGATTTTGAAGGAAAAGGTTTAGACAAATCTAAAAAAATAAAACAACAAAAAATTTTACCGATAGAGGCAACTAAACCAATCGATGAAAGTTTAGTAAAACCAAAAGATAATTTTTTTAATTTTATCTCATATAAAGTTGGAGGTTTATCAGGTGGGGTAAGTTATGGTCCACCACCAAAAAGAGGACCAAACCCACAAGTACCTCCAGTTAAACTTAAAAAAGGAGGAGTTAAATAATGTGGTTATCAGCAATTAAACTAGCTGCACAAGCAGGTTCAAAAATTTATGCTAACAGGCAGAGAGCTAAGATGGCTATGTCTGAAGCACAATTACTTCATGCCGAAAGACAAGCACGAGGAGAAGAACAATATCAAGGAAAACTTTTAGAAGCTAGACAATCAGATTGGAAGGACGAGGCAGTTTTGATAATTTTAAGTTTGCCCGTAGCTATTTTGGCTTGGGCAGTTGTATCGGACGACCCAACTGCAATGGACAAAGTAAAATTGTTTTTCGAAATGTTTTCGCAGCTCCCGTCATGGTTTACAAATTTGTGGATTCTTGTCGTGGCGAGTATTTATGGAATTAAGGGAACTCAAATCTTCCGTAACGGGGGAGGTAAAAAATGATTTGGAATTGGTTAAAAAGTTTATTTACACCTAAAGAACAAAAAGATCCACATGAAGAATTATATGAAGTAAGGGAATTTACTCTTGAACAATTAGGAAAAATGACAAAAGGTGATTTAAAAAAACTTAAAGAACAAGGCAAAATAAAATCTGTTGCATATCCTTTTTATTAATATATAGATTCTAAATGCATTTAAAATTGGTTTTACTACAAGCATTAGAAGATAGATATAACGCAAAAATATCAGAGGCAGATGCTACTATTAAAATTTATTTAGAAAATAGTGTTGGTATAGGTGAGCACCCACAACATCTTGATGAAATAGATAAACTATTACAAACTATTGTTGACGCAGAGGAAAAAATAAAAGCATTACAATCATTTAAAATATGATTAAAGGTGATAGCACCGAATATGAATTACTTGCAAAATGGTGTGCTCAATTACAATTCTACGAAGAGCCAAAATCAGTCACTAGTTGTGAGATAGGTGTAAGAGAAGGTCTAGGTTCTAAAATAATTATGTTAGGTATTCGTAAAAGAATTGGAAATATTCCCTATGAGCATATTGCAATAGATCCCTATAATAATTTATCTTACCAACATTATGATGTAACAGAACCAGAAACTGCTGATTACACAGATGAAATGAGATTACAAATGGAGAGGGATTTTGCAAATGAAAAAGATTTTAAATTTTATCATTTAACAGATGTTGAATTCATGAATTTATTTAACACTTCAAAAAGAATATTTGATTTAGTTTTTTTTGATGGTCCACATATGACTAAAGATATTTTTAGAGAAGCTATTTGGTTTGCTGATAAATCAAGAAAAGGTACAAGATTTGTATTTGATGATACAAAATATTTTGATATAGAGACTATAATTAAAGCTTTAAGTTATTGGGATTTTGAAGTATTAGAATACGGTAAAAATAAAGTTTGTTTACAAAAAGATAAATAATGTTTGATTTTCATACAGTAGAAGCAATCAAGGATAAAATTTTAAAACAAATAGAGGACGTTAAAAATCATATTTGTTATGGGGTTGAAACTGAATCTCAATTGATGTATGCTCGAGGTAGACTCAGCGGATTAGAAACGCTGCTTCAGGATATTAAAAACCTGCATAAGGAGAATGACGATGGTACAACTGATTAAACCTAAACTTACAGATTTTGGCGAAGACCAAAAAAAAGAAGAAGAGGTAAAATCACAAATTCCAACAGATCCAAAAGGCATCAAAGAATATCTTGAAATCATACCTAATCCAGTCGGATATAGAATGCTTATTAGACCTTGGTCTGGTAAAGCTAAAACAAAAGGTGGCTTATTATTGGCAGATGAAACCCAAGACAAAATTCAAATGACTACTGTTGTGGGTTTAGTTGTTAAATTAGGTGATCTTTGTTATCAAGATAAGGAAAAATTTCCGAATGGCCCGTGGTGTAAGGAAGGAGAATTTGTTATTTATGGCAGATACTCTGGAAATAGATTTCAAACTAAATACGGAGAACACCGTATTCTCAATGATGACGAAATAATAGGAACTATAGGAAAACCAGAAGATATTCTCCACTTATTTTAAAGGAGGATAACATGGCAGAAGTAAAAGACTATAGTGCAGAAGCTCTATTAGCCAAAGAAAAAGAAGTTCCCTTAGATACTGATGACGTAAAAGAAGAAAGTGTTGAAGTAAAAGAGGAAATTAAAAAAGAAGAACCTAATCTTAATTTAGGAGATGTAGATCTTGGTTATACAGATCACACTAAACCTACTGATAAAAAAGAGGAACCTAAGATTGAGATAACTGAAGATGAAAAAAAAGAAGTAGAAGTCAAAGAAGAAAAAAAAGAAGAAGAAGAAAAACCAAACCTTCAAGATTCAAGAAGAGATTATCAAAAAAGAATTGATAAACTTGTCTTTCAAAAAAAAGAAGCAGAGAGAAGAGAAAAAGCTGCTCTTGAATACGCAAAAGGTGTACAAAAAAAATTTGACACTAATCTTAAAAAGCTAACTACTACTGATGAACAGTATCTAAAAGAGTTAGATGCTAGAGTAGATGCTCAAAGAGAACAGGTCAAAGTAGCTCTTCAACAAGCTATCGAAAAACAAGATGCTTCTAAAATGATGGAAGCTAACGATAAATTAACACAATTAGCTGTAGAAAAAGAAAAGGCTAGACTTGAAATTAATAATCGTGAAGAAAAAAAGAAACTTGAAGAAGAAAATAAACAACAAAAAAACGTACAAGCTGATACCTCAAACAGCGGAACATCAGATTCAATGCCACAAATAACTCCAAAAGCCAAGAAGTGGGCTGAGGAAAACTCATGGTTTGGAACTGATGAAGTCATGACTAATGCTGCAATCACAATCCACAATAATATTTCACAAGAGGGTATTGAAGTAGATAGTGATGAGTATTATAATGAAGTTAATTCAAGACTTAGGAAGTATTTTCCTGATAGTTTTGATGCTGATAAAGACGAGCCAAAAAAAGAGACTCCGAAACCCGTCCAAACGGTAGCCTCTGCTGGTCGAAGTCAACAAGGACGTAGAACTGTGAAACTCACCAAATCACAGGTAGCTATTGCTAAAAGATTAGGGGTGCCACTAGAGGAATACGCTAGATACGTGAAGGAGGATAAATAGTATGAGTACAATTAAGAGAACTTCACGGGAGTCAAATTCAAAAGCTTCAAAAGAAGCTAAGAAACTTTGGGCTCCACCATCCAGTTTGGATGCTCCACCTGCTCCGAACGGGTACGCCCATAGATGGATACGTACATCCGTTCAAGGTTTTGAAGATACAGCTAATGTATCTAAAAAATTAAGGGAAGGTTGGGAATTTGTTAAAGTTGATCAAATCAAAGAGGAGATTGGCGAAAACAAATATCCTTTCTATACCGAAGGTAAATATCAGGGGTGTATTGGAATTGGAGGCCTTGTGTTGGCAAGGATACCGGAAGAGATATTAGTTGCCCGTGCTGAGTATTTTAATAAAATTACTCAAGACAGAATGAATGCCGTGGACAACGATCTTATGAAGGAACAACACCCAGACATGCCAATCAATATTGATAGGCAGTCAAGAGTGACCTTTGGTGGTAGTCGCAAAAAATAGTTTTGCAATTGCTACTGGGTCTTAAACAACACGTTAAAGGAGAACACATAAATGGCAAACGTAAGTGAAAAGTTTGGTCTAAGACCTTACAGAAAACTAGACGGTACACCATTAGTTGGAGCTCAAAACAGATACACGATTGCTAGTGGATATGCTACTGCAATTTTCCAAGGTGACTTAGTGGAACCACTAGGAACTGGAAATATTCAGAAGCATGGTGCTAATACATCTGATGCTGTTGTGGGCGTTTTTAACGGATGTTTCTATACAGATCCAACAACAAGTAAGCCTACGTTTAGTAATCACTATCCAGGTGGAATTGCTGCAAGTGACATTACTGCATTTGTAGTTGATGACCCTGATGCTGTATTCTTAATTGATGCAGATGAGGCTTTCACTAGAGCAGATTTGTACAAGAACTATTCTGTTACAAACACAACTGGTGTAACACAAACAGGAATATCAAAAGCACAGCTTGATGTATCAGTATCAGGAACTGCAACTACTTTCGCTATTCAAGCGATAGATATTTGTCAAGATCCAGATAACTCTGACACAGGTTCAGCTAATGCTAACATTCTTGTTAGAATCAACAATCACTTCTACAGAAGTGGTACAGGTATAGCGTAATAAAGGAGAATAACTATGGCAATATCACGATCACAGCTAGTTAAAGAACTAGAGCCAGGTTTGAATGCTTTATTCGGCCTGGAATACAACAGATACGAAAATCAACATGCGGAGATTTACGTAACTGAAACATCTGACAGAGCTTTCGAAGAAGAAGTAATGTTAAGTGGTTTCGCTTCTGCACCAACTAAACAAGAAGGTGCTGGAGTAGTGTTTGATCAAGCAGGTGAAACTTTCACAGCTAGATACACTCACGAAACTATCGCTTTAGCATTTGCTATCACTGAAGAAGCAATCGAAGATAACCTATATGACAGACTTGCAGCGAGATACACAAGAGCTCTTGCAAGATCAATGTCTAACACGAAGCAAGTTAAAGCTGCAAACGTGCTTAACCAAGCACAATTTACTGCAGTGACTGGTGGAGACGGTGTTCCATTAATTTCGGCATCTCACCCATTAGCAACTGGTGGTACATTCTCGAATGTATTAGCAACTGCTGCAGATCTTAACGAAACTTCATTAGAACAGTCATTAATAGATATCGCAGGATTTGTAGACGAAAGAGGTTTAAAAATCGCTGCTCAAGGTAGAAAAATGATAATTCCAAAAGAATTACAATTTACTGCTGAGAGATTGATGAAATCACCTC